TTATAACTTATTTTTAACTAATTTCACAATATTTTTGCCAAGATTTACATTTTTTAGAGGACAAACCATTATGCGTCAATATTAGATCATGACGTAAATTTATCCTCGAGAGAGAGAAAGGCAATAAATATGTTAAACCCGAATTACGTAACAAAAAAGATGGATTACATTGATAAGGAAGGATACATTACACCAAATGTGTGCAACCTAATCTATGTCAAATCTATCATAAAAATGATTGATGCAGCAGATGTGGATATGCAGGTCATTTTGGAAACAGTCTCAAATGGTCAAACGATTGAGATGCAAATGGATTATTCTACACTTATTCAAAGTCAAGAGAGTTTGCTAAAAGAGCTCTCAAGGCTAGGGTATCTTATGAATTTTAAATTTGCTAATCCCATGAGAGAATATTTGTATTTTTCTGCGCAAAGTGCCCAAAACAATAACAATTATACTCAATACCATTCTACATTGGGATTCTTAGATTGCAGTCCAAATCCACCTGCATTTCTATTAGGCAACACAGTCTTTAATGGAATTAGTTCTACCTACCTTGATGCGAAGATGAAATTCACAACAGGTCAATCAACTGATTATCAGAAATTTCTAGATGATTACATACTACCGTATGACACGATGAGGTATGCACTCATTCTAGGACTCAGTTCTGTGGCCGCTAGTTACTTAAAGGACTATGCTGATGTTGGAACGGTGTTACTAAATCTATCTGGCCCATCAAGCACTGGTAAAACGACCACAGCTCAATTCATTGCTTCATTGTGGGGACAGCCTCAAATAAGCAATCTTGGTCTTGTAAGGACGTTTAACGCTACTCAGAACGCATTAATTCACAGTCTAAGAGGTATATCTGGAGTTCCGGTATGCTTGGATGATGCAACAACTGGTGGATTTAAGAATCGTACAGAGTTAATCTATTCGTTAGCTCAAAGCGAGCCAAAACTAAGGCTTACTTCAAAAATACAATTCAGGGACTCAGGAAAAACTTGGTCTGGAATGATTATAATTACCAGTGAACAGCCAATTGTCGATGATGCTGAAAACAGACCTGGCATCTTAGCAAGAGTGTTAGACACTAATGGACTAGTCTTTACACAGTCTGCCGAACATGCAGAAGCAATCAAACGCTTTATATCTAGTAACTACGGTCACATTGGAAGAAAATATGCAAGAAAACTTCTAACTAAAACCGAAGACGAGATTAAATCAATGTTTGATGAGTGTAAAGTTGAGGTTTTAGAAAAACTTATTACTCGTGATGGGCTATCTTCAAGAATTGCTAATAAAATAGCTATTATTCGTATGACAGCCAAGCTTGTTAAGGAATTTTGGGATTATTCTAGTATTGATGTGGATGAAATCACCGAGTTCATGGTGAAAGTTGACCAAGATAACGTTGAAGAGCGTCATGTGGGTGAAAAAGCACTTGAAGTAATAAAAAATTACATTCAAATGTATCATTCACATTACAAAAAATTGGATATGTATTTCAATGAATTAATTCCTGAAAAAGGAGCCCTGTATGGTTATATTCGATACTTTAAGACTAAAGATGAGGATAACGATAAGGGTAAAAAGAAGAAGTCAGAAAAACCTAAGGAACACTTTAAAGTAGATATAGTGATGCCGATTGAAATCGTTGATAAAGTTCTTAGAGCTCACAGAATATATGATAAGAATGTTGTTCTTAAGTATTGGGGTGACGCCGGATTAATACATCAACAATCTGGACGGAACACAATCAAAGATTCTAAATTTAAAACAAGAGTTGTGAAATTTGAGTTCGAAAAGGATAAAGAGACAATGATTCCGTGGTATGCGTCTCGTGATATACCTTTGAATGTTCGAAATGAACCAAGTTACAGTGAGTCCGCTGAATATGATGACCTGGACAATATAGAAGAAATTTTTAAGGACCTTGACTAAGATGGATATAAAAATTACACGAATCAATCTTAGAAAAAGCAAAGGTAAACTTGACTTTGTAGATCAAATTAGTGAATTACATGAATCACCTGCAGTAGCTAAGGATATGGATAACCATATTCTTGCTACATTGCAGAATCATCAAAAAAATACAGAGAGGTTAGGAAAAAACGATGAAAAAAGTACAAAATAATGCCCAAAGGGAGTTAGAAAACTCCCTTTTTCTATTTAAAAATTTAAAAAATAATATAAGGAGAGAGGACAATAATGCAATTTAATGTAAGTGTATATAACGTAGATATAGAAGATGCAACTATAAATATAGTGATATCAATGGCTGGATTTGATTCAAAGTATTCAGAAATTTTGAGAGAAAAAGATATGGATTTAAATGATTTTCAAGAATATTGGTTCTATTTTTTTCATTCCTCATGTGGACACACTTTATCAGTTACTGTAGAAGATAAAGAGAAACTTAAAGAGTTCTTTGGAATCAACATCCTAGAGAGTTTTTTCTAATGAGAGAGCTTAGACAAAAAGAAGTTGAGCAATTAATCCAAAAGGCTAAACAGCTTAAAGTTGAAAAGCTTAAAGTTGCCATCTATGCGAGAAAATCAAGGGAAGACGAATTAGGCACTTCCCTTGCTACTCAGGTGGAAGCTTGTCAAACTTTCATTGAACGCTATAATTTTCTGTTCGAAACAGATGAAAGCTTTATATTCCAAGAGGATAAGGTTAGTGGATTCTTCATTCAGCATCGAGAACAGTACTCAAAATTAATGGAATCAGTAGATAAGGGTGAGGTACAAGTAGTATTAACAATGAAAATCGATCGTTTTTCTCGAGATTCAGTTAATATTCCCAAATATATAAAAGAAATCACTTCAAAAGGCGCGTACTTTATTGCTGGAGATGACTTAAGCGACGATACAGCTGCTGGAATTTTGATAAAGCAGATTATGTGGGCAACGAATGAGTTTGTCGGCAGAAGAAGCGTTGAAGATTCAATGAAGGTTAGACTCAAGTTAACCCGAGATGGCTACGCTGTTGGTGGTGTAGGTAATTACGGTTATGAAATTGTTGGTAAGAAGTTTCTTATTAAACCTGAAGAAGCTATTGTTGTAAATATAGTATTCGATCGAATCATTCAAGGAAGTTCTTATAAGGAAATCATTAATGAGTTGGATATCAAGGGCTATAAATCTAGGTCTGGCAAAAAGTTCTCACTCTCAACCATTAATTCGATACTTACTAACGAACGTAATTATGGATTAAATATCTGGAATAGTAAGAAGAAGCGTAAAGATAAGAAGAGAGTTCTTAAGGAAGTGTTTCCCGAAGTATCATCAGAGGAAGCAGTTCCAGAACCAATTATTACTAAAGAGAAGTTTGATAAAGTCCAATCGATTATTCAGAAGAGAATAGTCCCAAGAACAGGAATAAAACATGAGCCGTACCTACTAACCGGGTTAGTACACTGCACTAAATGTGGCGGAGTAATGACAGGTTTTTCACAGAAAGCTGGACCATCTGGTACTCGAATGCGCTACTACACCTGCCCAAGACATACAGATAAGCGCGGTACTAGGTGTGAAACAAAAGGTATCAACGCTACACATTTAGAGAATGCTGTCAAAGTCATGTTAAAGAATATGCTTGATAAGCATGTATCAGGTGCAGGAGTATCTAATACAGTAATACAGCAGTTTCTTAAAGAAGATAATAGAATACTTACTAGATTAAAGCGTGAATTATCGAAATATGAAGAAAAAGTTGAGAAGTTAATATTAGGACTTAGTGATATATCGAGTGATACTGTTAAAAAATCAGCTCTGAAGAGTATTGAACAGACTGGTAAGCTAATAGATCATACTACTAGTGGTATTAGCGAACTTGAATTAAGAGTATCAATGTATCAGGCTAATACAATACTATCTCAAATAGGTGGTACGGACTTACTAACTAGTGATGGACTAGTACGCGCATTAGTTACTAACGTAATAGATACGATAGTTGTTAATAATACAGATGTTACGATACAGTTGAATGATTAATAAGTAACATGTAGTACTACCCTCAAATTTAAATGATATTACTACTATGCATTCTACTAGGGTACTACTAGCGCAGATACTAGTTACTAGGGTAGTAGTAGCGATAGTTGTTAATAATCGGATGCTACGATACAGTTGAAAGATTATTAAGAAACATGCACAAGCATTAAATTAAAATGATATTACCTTATAGTGTTAGGCTATAGGTAATATCATATTTTATGGGAAAGGTCTAAAAATAGCCATAATACAAGTGATATATTTGAAATAATGTTAAATGAAATAATATATTATATTAGTGGAGGCGATACAGATGAAGATTAAAACAGCAGTAGGGTACGCTAGATTCTCGTCGGATAAGCAACGTGAGGAATCTATAATGCATCAAATGGAAGTCATTAGCAAGTTCTGCGATGAAAAGAAAATCAAATTAGTTGATGCTTATACTGACGAAGCAAAAAGTGGTACCAATATGAATAGAGAAAGTTTTCAAGGAATGTTAGAAAACGCAAAGACTGCTACATGGGATTACGTAATTGTTTACCGCATGGATAGACTAAGCCGAAATGTGATGGATGCATTAAGTACAAAGAAAGAATTAAGAAAACTTGGAATTGAGATCATTAGCGTAATAGAGAACTATGATACTGATACGCCGGAAGGAGGGTTCTTTAATTTAATATCCATGGGTATGTCACAGTTCTATGTTGAAAATTTAAAGAGAGAAATCATGGCAGGTAAAATGCAAAACGCTAAACAAGCTAAACATGTAGGAGGATTACCAGCATATGGATATGATGTTGATGAAAATCTAAAATATGTTATTAATGAAAAAGAAGCAAAAGCAGTAAAAATGATATTCCAGATGGTAATTGATGAGTATAGTTACTCTGATATAGCGATAAAGCTAAATAAGTTAGGATATCGTACTAGATTTAACAATCCTTTTAGAGGAGTATTTACAGACATGCTACAAAATCGGAAGTATATAGGTGAATATGTGTATAATCGTATTGCTAAAAGAAAGATTGATGGTAAAAGAAATTCGCATTACTATAAACCTGAAAGTGAAATTGTTCGAATAGAAGGTGGAGTACCTGCAATAATTGATAAAAACATATTCGAAAAGGTACAAGAAATACTTAGATTAAGAAGACATCATCAAGGATATACAAAAAAAGACAGTAAGTATTTGTTTACTGGGATGATACGTTGTGGTGTTTGTGGTTTTGCAGTATCAGGTTGGACAAATCTATATGGTAAAAACAAATATACAGGATTCTACTATGCCTGTACTCATAAAAGCGAAGGTAAAAGGTGTGGGTTAAAACGAATAAGGATGTATAAGACAAATAAATTAGTAATTGATACCTTAAACAAAGAAGTTCTAAGCCTAGTTAACATAAATACTTTCATTAATAGAATGAAGCAAGAGCTAGTTGGATTAAAACTAAATTTAGAATTACAATTAAGTAACAAAAATACCGAAGTAGAAGATATTAAAGAACAAATCAAAGAATCTAGTGAAGGACTTACAGACGCAAGACATATAAGAAGACATGATCTTATGGAATATATTGGAGAATTAGAATCACAATTAAGAGAAAAAGAGAGTGAAATTGAGTCGTTAGAGTATGATTTGAACCACTTACCAAGAATAACAAAGAAATATACAGTAAAAATAATTAAGTTATTGTTACCTAAATTAATAAGTAATGATATCAAAATTAAAAGGGATGTCTTGTTCAAAATAATTCAAAATATGATA